TCTTGAATTTGGAGACGCCATTACACACAAAAATCCCTTCTTACCTATTTAGGAAGAAGGGATCTGAGAGTTATTCTACTACTTCTGTGGGCGCTGCTTCTGCTGCTTCCTCAGGTTTCTCTTCTAGAAGACCTAGAGTTTCTAGACCGCCTTCCAATTTAATTTTATATTCTTTTGCTTTGACTAGATTTGTTTCGAGTTCAGCAATTTGCTTTTCGGTTGTAGCAATTTGCTCTTCAAAGTTTGTTTTAAGTTGTGCGGGATCCATAGTTATCAGGGGATGAAATTGAAGTTAATTACAAATCGGGAATTGTGTGTGGGTTTACTGCTTGAGTGAAAACGTAAACCATCAAAGAAAACACACCGTCCCTTCTTTGGTGTGACATTGCTATTTATATCATATTCAGCAATCGGATCTCCGTACATTCTTTCACTAAAATACGTATCACCATCACTATCATTTACATAATATAGACAGACCATATGTGGATCTGCTAAGTCAACATGCATAGAATCATATTCTTTATGTCTCACTCCAGGCGTCTGTAAAAAACATCTACCGCGAATGACATTAGAAACACTGATTCCTGTATTATAACATGCCTCAAATAAGAGAGGCATAAACATTCCAGTATAACTGCTAGTAGATTTTCCGTCAAGTAAGAACATATGAGAAAATCCTGGTAGTTGACTCTCTCCATCTTCTGATAGATTGTCGTGGTAGACCCACCTAAAATCTGTATCAACTCTCAATGTTTCGTGAATAAAATTTTGATAGTTTGGATTGATACAGTTGTCTTTAATAATGTTCTTCATCAGGACCCTCCACGTTCCAAGTTAAGTTTCCAGATACTGTCACTCTCTCAAGTATGGTAGATTTAAAAGGATAGACAGCATGTTTAGTTGTAGATGGAAACATTAGTATAACACCGTTCCAGGACTTATCCACAGGTAACACTTCTGCTTCTAGTTGGAACGCACCATTGCTTCTATGTGTGTTTCTCTCTTCTTCACCATATGGTATATCGACAAAGATAACAAAACTCACAATACCAGAATGTGTATGGATAGGATTGTATTCATTTTGTCTCTGATAATTTACCCATAGGTTTCTTAGTTTGATATATGGTGTAACATTATTTGTCTGTTGAAAATCCCACGGACAGGTTTCATATACCTCAGACCACAGTTGTGTCGAAAGATTAATAACATATTCTTCAAATTTAGGACACTCATACTTCCATTCAGATAAACTTGACTGCTGTGCCAAGGCACCAGCTAGTCGCCCATTATAATTCCAGGTTCTTTCTTGTCTACGTTTCTTTGTGTATGTGTATAGATCTTTGTATACATTATCTGGTATTTTCTCTGATATAAATGAGAGGTTGCTTTGTTGATAAATCATGGATATAAATCAGCACTTATACTGTATCGTTTTTGATCTTCCACTCCTTTACCTGGTGTATGTGGTAGATTGGATGGAAATATAAACCACGTCAGTAATTTATTGGGCAAGTAATATGGTTCTCTTTTCGGTATAGGAAACATTGTAGTTCCAGATGTACCTAATTTTACATACATTATACCAGACAATGTAAAAGGATTCTCTGGATTATGTGAATGCATGTATGGTTCTATTGGATTGTTATTCCAATCTACATACACCCACGAACTTATATTGTAATCAAATATATCCATACCCCAAAACCTGGAACATGCATCATAGAAAGACCATTTTAAATGTTTGATCATAGGTTCATCATGTTCTAAAAAATCATCCTTACCATCAGTAAAGGTAAGTTTAGATACATGATCCATATTTTTAGTAAGGGTATTATCTACAATAGAAGTATCAATAAATTTTATAAGTTTATCTGCATCAATATCTACTGGATATCCCCTAATTGCTAATACCATTTTCTTGTAGTTTGTGAAATAATATGTTCATGTATATCAGGATCACAGAAAGAAAAAGCAATCGTTGTCCTGATTTCATTTCCAATTAAACTATTGGGTGGTTGACCTTTGTGTAACCAGTTTGACGGGATGAATACTCCTGTATTAGGAACATAAGGTGTGAAATGATATTCATCATCAGGTGTCTGACATACAAATTCACCACCCCACTCTACATCCCAGTGTGGTTGATTAAAATAAATGAACGTCCACACACCATGCTCTTCCCAATCTTTATGGAAGATGGTATTCTGTCCTGCAGTTTGACCATTGACATGTATCTTACATAGTTTTATATCTCTACGTAGATACTTCATCATTTTTAATCTTACCGTAGTAGCACACTTAGTAAAGATAAGATCAGTTCTTAGTGGATGCTGCCAAGACACAGGATCACCTTGACCATATGAAGCATTGTTGAATGTCCACGTAGCTAAACTATTCATGGATGGAGATCTGCGATTAAAATAATCCCAGAGAGTAATACACTCTGATTCTGGTAATACATTTTTAATAACAATAGGTTTATTCATGTCCACCAAATCCAACCAGTAATAATATATTTTTCTTGTGTCTCTGATATCTGTCCTCTATGCTTGTGAGTAAGACCTGCTGGAAAGATAACAGTTTTACCTTTCTCTGCTTTGACAGTGTAATCTTGGTAGTAAAATTCTGTACCACCATCAGGGACATCATTAAGATACGTGATATAGACAAACGCTCTATCACAACCTTCAAGACCAGATGCATCTACATGCCATGTATAGAATCCATCCCCAGGTTTGTAGTATTGAATCTGAGGTAATTGTTTCGCAACAAAAGATAAATTATCAATCTTTAGTGACTGCAAATATTCTTTTATAAAACTATCAACCTGGTTTTTATACAAATCAAATTTATAGTCCTTTGCAGATCCACATGGAGCAGCCTCTTCAATAAAAAAATCTTTACTCTTTTTTATTTCAGGGACAATACTTCCCCCACCTACACGACCAGCATAGGTTAACTCTTTCTCGTCAGCAACATGGAACAGGTCTATTAACTTATCACAAATAGATAAATCGTTTAATTTATACTCTTTAATAAATTTCATTTGTATGCTGGTCCTTGTATCCAACCCACCAAAGAATGTCTAACACCTGATGTAATTGGTTTTACTCTATGTGGAGTGTCTGCTTGAAATAATATAATATCTCTCTTTTTCAATTCTATCACATTTTTTTCTGATGTACGAATTTCAAATTCACCACCCTCAAACTCATCGTTTAATAAAACAGTAAAACTTATTTTACGAATTCTATTCTCTGGTCTTTTATCAGGACTCCAGTTTGATTCGTCAATGTGCCAATCATAAAAATCATTAACATCATACTTTGTTAGTTGAAATGGTTCCATAAAATTTACATCTAGATTCCACTCACATTTTGAATTTGCAAACGCAACCAATCCATCCATTAATTCGTATACATTACTATCATCTACCCAACAAACTTTAGAGCTTCTATATGGATGATCTTCACTACTAGTATACGTATCACCATCCCATATATCAGTTTTACCTTGATTGTATTTGTTATATGGTTTTAGTGCTTTTTCTAATAAAGGAAAAAAATCATCGTCAAGATGAACGATCATATATTGATGTTTAAATGAGTTCATTTTTTGTAAGTACCATAACATGAATACCGTTCCACCATCCATTAGGATCTTCTGGAATTTTGGTTAGAATCTTTCTCTCAAACAAAAGATTTAAGTTGTTCTCTTTTACAAAGAACTCTGCTGCCTGCACAACACCCATAAAATTTGCATCGTCAATAACAAGAATAAACTTGTCCGCAAATGCGGGAATCAAAAATGTTAGATTATCATACTGAGATTGTGGATCATGATCAGCATCATAAAAAATAACATTAGGTTGTTTGTGTATATTTTTTGGTGTCAAATCTTGAATTGATTTGGGACAGAAGTATTGTTTCTCTCTCAACCCATTAAAGAATATTTTCTTTGGGTTATCAATCTCTACATTTACTTCATCTCTAAACGGAGAAATATCTTCTTCTGAATAATCATCAACAGCAAATGCTTCCACATCTCTATTCATGGTAGCAGCAAAAAATGTACTACCAGCATGAACACCAAGTTCCATGTAGATAGCATCAGGTTTAGACAAAAGGTTGTTTAAGAAATGCCTTACGATATTGGAAGACAATCCTGGATACTTATATCCTTCTTCTACAAACTCACTATCACATCTTGCTGCTTTTTCAATCGATGTTAGAACTAGTTCTATATCATCATCAAAATGTCTATCACTACGTTTCATTCTGGACTGGACAACTGAATCACAATAATTACATTTCCAACAATCAAAACCACATGTCTTGATCTTCTCTCTCCAGATGTCAATTGGTTTCTCTTCTAGAGCTACATCTTCAATGTAGTCATTAAACTGTGGGTGTAGTATCTCCTCGTCTGCCGCCCATCGTTTGATAATATCCATGCTTTCCATGAGACGCATTGCATTCTCTCTGCCATGCATCTTGAATACATCAATACCTAGATCAAGAAACTCTTCCCAATCTTTTTTCCAGGGTGGGATAGTTGCTGCTTTCAGTGATGCTGCAGGATCTCTTTCATCCCATGAAGAACAAGACACCCTACTTAAACTAGTATTAAAATACTGAGGGTCATCTTTTTCTCTCACCATATTGTAATGGTAATGTTCGGGCATGATAGGACAACCACCCCAACACCATTCATTGGCAAGTAAGGAAATTTTTACTGGTTTACCAATGTCAGCACAGTATTCTTTTGCTTCTTTAATCTTAAGTAGAGTATCTCTGTCACGCATAAGATCTCTGTCTAGATTGACATAGTGAAACCCTGCTTTTGCTAGGTTCACAATCTCATTAGGTCTTGTGACTTCTCTTAGTATAGTATTTTTAATAAACAGTTCAGGAAACTCTTTCTGCAACTGTCCTGTCAAGACCCATGATGTATGGGGTAGAGTTACAATACGAACTCCTGCATCATATAGAAATCTAAAATTTTCAATAAAAATATCTAAGTTTTCTTGAGTAGGAGGAACTTGAATATTATTAAATGTAGCAGACAAGGGAATGCCTGTCTCTTGGGAAACAAATAAAGCATTGAGAGAGGTATCTCTCATATCCCCATCAACAACATCACCCATCGCATCTTGCACGAAAGGTGGCATACGACAGGTGAAATAGATATCATAAATGTAATCTTTGTATTCTTTAAGAAAAGGAATCAAAGTATTAACTACAAAATCTTCTGGTAATTTGGTGTTAAGAGGGAGAGAAAATTTTGCCATAATCTACAATCACTTTTTCCATATACATGTGTTCTGCTTCTGGGTTTGTGTCCAGAATATACTTATTACTTTCCGCTAACTCCAAGAGTTTTTCGCGGTTAAGATCTTTTGTTTGGTCTACCCATTCATATCTACGAAGAATAGAGTGATGGATTACAGGAACCAATTCAAGGTGTCTTTGACTCGACATTGTTAGTTTGCTCTATTTGTAGTTGTCCTGAGTATTTATGTTGCTGTAGTTTAGGAAGCGCAATACCATCTTCCTGTAACTGTGCTTGGATCTGTGGTGCGATCATTTTATTAAGTTTATCAATACCACCACCAATCATACCAGAATATTTAACAGCAACACCAAGTGCTTCCACTTGATCTTCTTCTGGCATGTCCATGATTGTTGTCATGTTACCAGCACCAATTCTACCATACGATACAATATCCATTGCTGCTTGCTTACCCATACGAGCAACCCAATAGGTTCTTACTTCATGTGGTTGTTCTTCACAGTAATATTCAATGGGATTGTCCTCGTCAACATACTTGTCAATAATATTTAAAAAATATTTTAACTCTAGTTCAGATTGTCTGAGTTTTCTTTTCCAAATACCAACATCATAATCATTTTTCTCCATGTCAATTTGCATCAACTCTTTATCGAGTTCATCAGGAACTAACTCCATGTCCCTAATTAATCTCTTTCTTAAAATTTCTGCTTTTCTTAAACTGTTTCTATTTTCCATGTAGGCATGATACCTAGTTTCAAGTTCCATCAGTGCTTGACGGACTTTTCTCCATGGAGTCAATTGAGGGTCAGCAACAAAGTGCTCACACTCATACTCTGTCATGCCACTATTAAAGCGCATACTAGCAGACAGGATATCAAAATCTTTATTGGTTAGACCAAATTCATTTACGAAAGATTTTGATAAATGGATTTCGTTAGTATCAGAACTAACAATGTTTCTTACATCTGAAACAATATCAGATAAATTAGCGTCAGAATTTAAAGACATATGCGTCACACTCATATTCAGGTTTGCGATCCCAATCAGTTTCAGAGACCGTTCTGCCCATTTCAATTGCTTGTTTTTGGGGCAAGAGGATACCGATGTAATCCTCGTATAATATATTTAGGTCCCATACAGAAGTGCAATCTTCAAATTTTTTCACTAATGATTGATATGATACGAGCATAGTGGAAAGTTTATCTTCCCATTCTTCTGCTTTTACTAAAATTTTATTTGCTAATTCATCTTTATTAATGTGTCTTTCCATAGAAAGATAATCTAGGAAAGGAGTTTTGTGTCCTTGTCCTCCTTTATATGTCAACCATTCTCTTGCTTCATGTTTTTGAATCTCCCAAGATGCAGATTCTAAATCTGTTGTGTTCTTGAGATTTCTAAATCTTGTATTGTACTCGTCTTCAATAATTTCTTTTGCAAAATCAACCATAAAATCCATAACATCTTTTAAAATGTTATCCGTTAATTCAATGGGCACTTTAAGAATTTCATTAGCAGGTGTCCAAGCAAATCCTGCTTCTCCTGTATTTACAGCAACCTTACCAAAAGGTCTGATCTCAGAGAAAAAGTTAGATCCGTTATAAGCTTGTTGTTTAGTAACTTCCTTATACTTGTGTTCCCACTCTTTGTAGATGACTTGATAAATTGTTTCGCTAACTTCTACACACGAGAAGTGCATCAACGAAAACATTTCGTTGTAATGTAAGCGAAGATCTCCAGTTGCCGATGAACTGACAAACTGCTCTTGCTTGATTTCCTTTTCGTTTATGATTAGATATCTCATTATTGTGCCTGAAGTGCGGTTACAGAAGCGGCACCAGAACAGCAACCGCCAGAAGATTGACCATAATGACCTTTGGGTCTTGTCGCAGCACCCATGTTGGTCTCAACGTCAGTAGTATAATCCCACTTGGTTGTGTGGTTGTTTTGTTGACCATCATATTGTCCCATCATATAACCCCAGTCCTGTCCCATCATGAAGTTTTCTTCACCGTAAGCACGGACTTTCGTTCCGTTTGCTAGACCAGCTCCACTTGAACCACTATACTTTGACCATGGTGATGTGACATTGTTTCCAGTACCAGCATAGAAATGACCGTACTTGGAAGGTAGGAACTTACAAACTCCATCAGGAGCAGCATTGGATGACCAACCAGACCAGGAATCATTTGAGTGATCTACAGAATATCTACTACCAGAGAAAGACGCCCAAGATTTTTCTTCATCTCCACATGCAGCAGTATGATCACTACCAGAAGGTGAACTACCTACCTGATACATAATCTCGGAAGGATAATGTAGTTTACCTACAGCAGCGTTACCGCCACCTAAGTTATAACCAAACTGTTGTTTTTGTGCGGTAGCACATGCATTCCTGTCTCTACTGACAGGCATGTTCCAACCACCAACAACAGTGTATCCCATGACGCCTCTAGGGTCGTCACCTTCCCAACCATATGGGGAAGTTGGAGAGTAAGTACCACCACCAGGATTACTTCCTGTAGTACCAAACATTCTCCTCATACCTGTGTGTAGGTTGATGGAATCAGTATGACTGGATGCTCCCGTGAATGCATTAATGCAACCGTGAGCATAACCAAAGTAATCACTCCAGGTACAGTCAGCATAAGTTAGTGCTCTAGTTAACTGCTCACCACAATAGAATGTAATATCATTTGCGTGCCATGTTTTATTAACAGTTCTCCAAGGATTAGATCCTTTATACCCCGCCACCAGAAAACCATGTGTTATCAAACTCCTATATCTGAATCCTGTAAGAGGAGCAGATGCAACAGTTTGACCAGGATACGCCCAGAAAACACCGTTTTCACCATCGGATACTAGATAAGATCCTCTAGTGATATTTGCAGGTTCGGGGATACCCCCACCAACCTCATCCCAGTCAGATCCATTCCAGATCTGTGCTTTGTTTTCATCGGTATTATAAATGATTTGACCGACGTTTGGGGATGCTGGTCTTCCCGCGTTGTTAAAAGATGGTAGTTTTAAACCTTGAGTGGTTAAACTAGCATTTCCTGTAACAACTGTTCCAACAGTTAACTGAGACATGGTTACGCTTCTGTCCTATAAAAGTATTTAGGGTTTTGGATAGTTTTCTTTAACAAGTTTCACAGCAGCATACCAAGAGGAAGTATCTTTTCCTGGAACCAGACCACTTTCCATGTCATGAAATAACATATCTAATTGATCTGCAATTCCAGGATAGTCCATTCTTCTTGAAAGATCATATGAAGGGGGTTTCAAAACTACTCTCTGAATCTCCCTATCTTGGAAATTGTAGAAGTAATCAGCTTCAGTATCTTTTGGTTCTAATTCATATGGACCTTCGATCCACATAAAATCTTCATGAACTTCAAATCTTCCTTCAGTTCCAGTTTTTAAGAACTGACAAATATTTCCTGTTTCCTTATGAACTAATGATTGGTACATATCAAGTATACTCCCATACGATAACGCAACCAGCACCGCCGTTGCTATTGTTATAAGCAAAATCATTCTGTGAATAATAACCATAACCACCGCCAGAACCCCACTGTCCGTGAGTAATTTCTTCTTGGTTGTTATAGTAATGGTGAGACGATCCTGCTTTGTGCCAATAACTAGATCCGCCTGCACCTTCTCTGTTGGCATCGTGTGCCATTTCTCCACCACCACCAGGGACGTTAATGTCTCCACCACTGGCATTTCCACCAGGACCACCTTGGTGAGGGTTGTCTGATTGTCCGCCTTGTCCACCAGTAGCAGTACAATAAGAACCAAAAGATGAAGTTCCTCCCGTTCCTGCTCTTCCGCCATTTCTTACATATGCACCACCGCCACCATACTGGTAAGTAACGCTAGCAACACCAGAGAGATCAATATATTTGATTGAAGTAGCGCCGCCACCTCCACCTGCACCACGGTAGCTGTTATCATTAATGCGTGCTCCACCTCCACCGCCAGTAACATATACTAAAACATGGTTGCAACCCGCAGGTTTTGTCCAAGTTCCAGATCCACCAGAAGTAGATTTAGCATTCCACGTACCATTTTGCGATGTATACACTTGAATGCCAAGTAAAGCACCAGGAGTGGTCATGTCAGAATAACCACTGCCATCCCAAATTTGTAATTTATCATTCTGCAGATCCATAATATTAACACCAGCGGTGTTTTGGATCTGGTCAACTTTTAAAATGCCTGCCATAATTTTTTATACGATAGCCCAGTTACCACCACTATTTATAGTTACAGTGTAACCAGTAGCAATAGTAATAGGTCCAGCACTTACACAGTTAATATTTGCTGGAATAGTTACGTCCTCAGCAACTGTGTTACTATTAGATTTAAAGATACCATATGAGTCTATCCATTGCTTGACACCATTAGAATAAAGGGTTCCATTCGCAACTTGAATATCACCAGAAACATCTAGTTCATATACTGGATCTGTTTTATTGACACCAACTTTAGAAATTCTATAGATGTCTAAATTGTTAGTTGCTTCTGTCCATCTTGAAGTTACAAACTCCGCATTGTTCTGGAAGAACTGACCATTAATGTTCATATCTCCCTGAACATTCAACTTATAATTTCTGGTTGTGTTAGATTCTGGATCTACACCAGATGTAGAAGTTGTGTTAATAGAGACAGCGTTGACATCACCCTTAATGCTGATAGCAGGAGTTCCGTTCCAAGTTGTTCCACCGTTATTAGTGGATGCTTGGATTGTGAATAGATGGTTACCAACTAACTGGTTACCAACTCTAAAGTTTCTATAGGAAGAAGCACCACGGAAACTAATTGGAGCACCACTATTATCATTTGCTTGGTCGATGGTTAGTCCATCATTAAAGCATCCATTACCAGCAACTTCAAAGGTGAAGTTTGGTTCACGGGTGAGTCCAACACCCATTCTTCTTGTAGCAAGAATATCACCAGTAACTTGTAGTGCTAGTTTAGTTTCTGTTCCTTCAATAAAGAATGCTTCATTATATTGGGAGTTTGGTGTGTTACTATCAGAGTGATAATATTCAATTTTACCATTTTGAGCTGCTGATCCTAGATCAGAGAATCTAATTTGAGCTCCAACACTATCAGTTGATGTGCGAACAAAAATACCAAGATCACCAACAACATCTAGATTAGCTACTGGATTTGTAGTATTAACACCAACTTCATTTGCCGATACATCTACAAATAGTACACCACTATCTACGTTAAAATCATCTGCGACATTAACAAAACTATTTAAGTTTGTGGTTCCGGATACTGTTAAGTTAGAACCAGATCCAGTAAGGACCAAAGGTCCGGTCATGGTATCGCCTGTCTTCAATACGTTAAGTGAAGAAGCACCAGTTACATCTGCAGTAATTGTTCCCGCAGAGAAATTGCCAGAAGCATCACGCTGTACCGCATAATTTGGAACGTTAGAACTACTAAACAGGATATTGCCAGCATTCCAAATAACTTGATTGTTTATTGTAAAAGCATTAGCGTTTACAACAGAAACATTAAGAGCGCCAGAACCATCAGTTGCATTACCACCAGATGCTTCAATTTTTGCATTAAAGTTTGCGGACAGTTGCGAAGAGTTGAATATAATTGAGGGTGAAGATGTATTGCCATCTTTTCTACCTAACTGTAGTTCTGCGACACCACCATTACTTTGGAAGTTAGCAACTTCTACAGTATTACCATCTTCAATAGTAAAGTCGTCAAACTCTACTCTATTAGATGCAGTACCAATTGTTAAGGCACCAACAAAATTACCGGAAGTTAATCTACCAATCAGAATTGTATAATCATTAAAGTTGTCAGTAAGGTCATCATTGGTTATAACATTGTCGAGGACAAAACTACCAACACCTTGTGCGTTCGCATTATAAAGATTGATTGAAGGGTTAGTAGGATCGCCAGGAATAAATGGCGCAGTGTTTAAGATCTGACCGGAAACATAAATTCTATACTTAGGATCTCCACTGAATGACTTAATGGTAATTTTATCTCTAAATTTAGTTTCACTAATAAATCTAGGAAGGCGATTTTCAGATAGTGTGCCGTAGTTAATGTTTAGAGCATCCTGATACCAAGTTCCTTGTCTATTATCTAATCTGTCAGCATCTAGTCCAGAGTCAACACCATCATTTAGTGAACTCCATACTCTAGCCCAAGAGTTCCAGGTTGTGACTCCGTTACCAGAACCACGAAGATACATGTTATCATCATTAGCAAACGCAAGTTGTCTTACGCCACCAAATGATGCGTCGAAACCAGACGCACCGTTTCTTAGAGTTAGAACTAAGTGCTTAGTTGATGTGCCAGATCCAATACCAGTATTAACAGAAGGATAAGCAGATCCCAATCCGTTGGAGCTATTAAATACTGTGTTTGAAATAGCACCTTCAACAAAACTGTTTGGATCTGGATTTGATGTTGGGTTGTTAGTACCAGTTTGTAATCTGATAGTGTTGTTTGAAGATCCACTAACGTCAATATTGTAAGTACCATTTAATCTATCGGATGGAATTGTTCCAGAAAATAGATTGGATGCATTTGTATAGTAATTACCTTGCTGACCATCTAGTAAGTCAGCGTCTAGACCACTATCTGGACCTGTCTTAAGTTCAACCGAACCATTACCAGCCTGACCGATATTGAACTGTGCTTTCTTATATCTAGAAACACCAATTGTTCCGTAAAGATCAGCGGAAATAGTTAGATCCGAAACTCTGGTGATATCAATAGCAACGTTTGCATACTGTCTATTAACAGTAGAAACTTTAGCATTCAATACAAGATTAGAACCAGCACCAATTTCTGTTGGAGAAACTGTGATAGCATAGTCAGCGTTGTATCCACTACCACCATCGGTAACTGTCAGATCTGTAACTGCGTTGCCAGAAACAACAATATTTGCTTTAAGACCTGTGCCTGTGCCACCTTGTAGTTCAACATCAAAATACTGACCATTAGTATATCCACTACCACCATTGGCAACGATAACAGCATCAACAAATCCACCTAAAGTATAGGTAGATTCAAACGTCATTGGAGATTCGCCACGCTCAAATTCGATGATCGTGTTGATTGGAATATTTTGTGTTACTGGATTGTTTAGTGCTACAGTGGTTAAACCAGCAGCTGTGATAACACCAGTGATGTTTGTATTATTTTGAACACCGGCAACGTTGTTCTTAACTTCGTGTCCGATTAGAACATCAGAGTTGGTAGTAAACAACATCTGACTAGAACCAGAATTACACTGTGCTGCTAGTAGAGCAAAGTATCTTCTCTCAGCACCCTTAATGGATTGCATGGCAAGAGCAAAGTTTTGGTCGCCACGTAAGAAAGTGAATGAGTTTGCAGCACCGCCAGATGCTAGTCTATCTGTTTCAATAACACCGGATGTAATATCGGATGCAGCAATCTGGTTGGAAGATAGAGATACCCAGTTATTAATATCGAATGAAGATGTATTAACACCTCTGTTAATGTTAATTGTATTTGGAGTAGGTGATGTACTATCGTTAATAGTATCGGTGTCTTCAATTTTAATATTATTAACAATATTGCCATACAATCTGCTTTCAAGTAAAGCATTACCTTGTGCTTGTACACCAGCTCCAGGAGGAGCAGCGAATGTTATAGTAGGAGCAGTGGTATATCCAAAACCACCTTTATAACCATTGAAGTCGATGATTGTTACAGTAACTACTGTACCATTGGCAATAGTACAAGTTGCGGCAGCTGCGACTGCACCTGCTTCTGGATTGCCACCAGCAAATGTAATTACCGGTGGGGTTACATATCCAGAACCACCGTTGTTGACATTAATTTGATATACAACACCCTTTCTGTATTCAGTTGATTGGATACGTCCAGTAGAAATGCTACCGGTAAATACATCACCAATAGTAAATGATAATGCTGGATCTACAGCAAACCCTAGGAACAAACTAGAATTATCATTGTTTAGAATGAATGATGTGGATGTATCCTGTTGGATCGCAATATCACCAGCAAGTGCTCCTTCTAGTGAAGTTCTTTCTGCTTGGTTGGCAACAGTGAAGACACTAAATGGTCTAAGTGCTGGGATCTGGTCGATAGAAATTTTACCAGAATCAGTAAGTTCAACCAGTGCTCTAGGAACAGCATTCGTAGAGTATGGTTTGTTGATGTAAGGTCCAAGGTTGTTAGTGATATAATCTCTAACTGCCTTTTGTGTGGGTAGTTTAGAGTCGGTCGCAGTTGCGCCACCAAGTGTGTTGGATGCGTCGAAACCAGTAACAACAACGTCGCCACCTTTCAGTTTCAAGAATTCAACTTCAGAAATTGTAACCGTACCAGTGAAAGTAATATTACCAGTTCTGTTTTCAATTCTAGCAAACGTACCAACTTTAAAGTCGCCAAGTTCGTCAGTACCAGAGACATATACACGTCCATACTGTTCGGAAACTTGTTCAAATGCTTCAATCTTAGTACCACCGTTCTCAGGTAGTGCTAAGTAATTAGTTCCCGAACCAGCAAATTCCCAAGTGTGGGAAGAAGAGTTAACAATAGATGGTCTGTGTAGATTGATTGTCTTACCTAACAATGAACCAGTAGATACTGCCTGATTAGTTGCATTATCGGTTAGATCCATGGCACCACCTGTGCCATCGTCAAATGTTAACTGAGCAGAGAAAGGAGGACCAACTGTAACTGCAGCAACAACATCAACAAAGTATTCGATGTCTGTATTAGTATTTCTATAACCATCAATTTTAGCAACATAATGCTCTAGTGGTTCTCTTCCTAAACCAGTTACTGTTAGAATAGTTCTACCAGTAGGAGTAGAAGAAACGTTAGAGATTGTTGCAATATCAAATGTATATGGATCTTCTCTAAATCCAATACCTCTTAGAGCATACTGTCCGAAGTTAGTAGCGGAGTTGGTGATAGATGCATAACCACCAGATTCACAAAGAACGCCATCAGCACAGAAGATAACAAAGACAGAAACTAACTGAGTATAACCATCGTTTATAACTTTATAACCTGTGCCACCAAAAGATACAATCGTGAATGCCGCAGCAACCATCGACTTACCCTGATTAGGGAAGGATGCGGATCCATCTAGTTCAAGACCAGGGAAAGGACAGTTAGGTTGTTTGACCTTACTACCATCAATTAGAGCACCACCACCACCTAGGAAGGAGATAACAGATGCATTTTGAGTGTATGGTGATGCTTCGATGATAGGATTATCATCAAAGTCACCCCGAATTGCCATTCTTACATTATTGGAATCATAGATAAAATTATCAGGATATGTTATTAGCAATGCTGGATCAAATAATGTTCCAAAAGTTTTAACTGTTGTTCCAGCAGAAATTGTCTCATCTAAAATATCTTCAAACAGATCCATTATTGTATTAATGGAAGTTGCGACATTCGCACATAGTGGTGTGGAATCCAATAAGATATTCCAATCATCAAACCTAGGAATGGTGGAAGTTACTGTAGTCGGATTGAATATAATGATCGTTCCGTTTGTTTTTGCACTAACAAATGTATGAGCAATTCCTGCTGCAGTTCCTGCGTCTCCAACGTTCAATCCAATGGCAATCATTGTCGTTCCAGTTACAGAATTGATTTCGTAACTCTTTCCGTAGTTGGAATCAAATCTGTTTGGACTTGCGTGGTTAGCAGCGCCACCACCCATATCACAGGAGAAAGTGATAGCATCTTCTGTAAACGCAATTCTGTCTCCTACCTGTGGAATACCACCACCAGAAACAGGGTAAGTGATATTTAAATCACCTGTAGTAGAATTGTAAATGGCACCAACTGGTGTTACAGAATCGACTACACCATCAGACCAGTTACGCATTGTTTCCAATGCATATATTTTAACTCTCTGGAAAGCATATATCGTAGAAGGACGCTGCGCTTCGGCAATACCAGTTAACTGAACACCAGTGAAGTATGATTCAGCAACAGTAACAATTCCATTATTGCCACCAAGTACCAAGTCTTTGATAAGACCATCAAGTACAATTCTAATATCTCTACGACATTTTCTTTGGTTGGTATCGCTAAGATTTAATGAAGGAAATTGTGCTTCCGTATCAATAAGTGCTTGATCAGCAATAAGATCTTTATTTCTAGAAATTAAATACGCAGCATCTAGATATGTGCCGGACGCATTATTGGTAATGACATCAGACCAAAGGAATGATAAAGTATCAATAGCAGATGCTACGTTAGCACAAGCAGGTGTTCCTGCAGTTAATGTAATAATAGTATCATCAAAATATCTTGGTAAAGATGAATGTAGTGGTGTGTAGATGGGATCCGATGGAGCACCATTTTCGGTTCTCCAGTTCCTCATACAATAAATTGCTAGTTCTCTAGCATATTCAATAGCACGAGCATTTTGAATAATTTCATCTTCAATGTAAGTAATCTTACCATCTACAATATATTTTTGAGCTGCTTCAATTACATTATGATTAGATCCAAATTCTAAATCTCTAATGATTGCGTTAATAAAGTGAACAATATCTTCTTTACACTGACTATCACCATCACTGCCAGTAGCACTTGGTGAACTATAAGATGGATAAACTTTTTGACCAGCATCACATTCTAGAGTCATTCCCTCTAGTTTGATGTGATCATCTTCATTCAAACCCGCAACAAGACTATCTGTTGTTACAGTTGCAACACCAGTTACAGCGTTACTGTAAACAAAGTTTAAAACGTTATAAGTAGTACCACCAAACTTTACAGTACCACCAGAAACATATGTGTGAGATTGTTCTGCAAGACCTACAAAAATATCAAATGAGTTTCCGCTGATATTATATGCAGAGTAGAAGTATCTTGCAAATTGATCGTTAATTTTACCTACGACTTCATCAGCAATAAAATCTCTATTGTTACGCAGTAACGTACAGGCGTCTTGGAACCTCCTATCTACAGGAGAACTAATTGGGAATGTGTTTGGGGAGTTAAGTAGCGATAAGGTAATAGATTTTGTTGCTGTCTTAACAGTTGCAAATTGACCTGGATCAAATTCCGCATCAGTAAGAGCTGGCATTTTTTTAGGAATGACAAATCGTCTGCAACGACCATCAGCATCTTCTAATACTTTATAAATTCTCTGTCTGCCATTTAACGCAGATAGATCAGGTGAAGAAGTTGGGAGACCTTCAATTAAGATCTCTTGACCTTCTTTAAAGTCATGTGTATTATTTCTGCCAACCAGAGCATTTGTATAAAATACAATACCACCAAGATCTTCTGCATTCCCAAATTGGGTGCCTTGGAATCCACCAGTTGCAATACTGGTATCTCCTTGTAATGAGAAATCTAATCTGGAGATAGGCAAAAGTGATGTGTAATCTTCATCTACAGAAACAACTTCTCCCTCAGCACGAATTGATTTGAGAGCTGTAGTATTTAATGTTTCTACCTGAGCATTTCCGGTAAATACTTCAATAGACGCAGTTTGAATTGCGGTCCATCCAGTAGATCCAAGAACAGGTAAGTAACTAACTTCCCATGAAGTTGGATTGTTGATATCATTTGGTTCAATTTGAGTTACTTCGTAGTAACCAGCAGAAGGAGTAAATATTGCATTACCATCATCACTTAAATATACGTATGTTCCAGCTGGGGTTATAGAAGTTGGATCAGTGCTAAATGTAATTTTGTTTGCAGAAGTTGTTCCGGTAGACGTTAATGCTAAGGGACTTCCTACGCTATAACTAATAGAAGTTACAAAATTAAATTGTTCTCCCTCAACAAAAGAACCACTATCTAGTGTAATATCAAGAGTACCACTAATGTATGCACTAGGACCAGTAATATCATCAAATACAACTTTTTGTATATTTGCTCTGGAACCAGTGTTAACACCAATTACGCTCAATCCAGTAATTAAAGTAGATAGACCAGTGTTATTTTGGAATGTAACTCTGAACTGTTGTGGTCCAAAAATTTGATGACCGATTGGGAAACTAGTACCAAAATCTCCATTGACATCAGCATCAATTAAGATACGCTGTTTATCGTCAAAGACCATTGCGAAATCCCAAGTCGCAACTGCATCGCCATTGGAATCAATCTTATCTCTGTAAGTGACACCAGTAACGTAGTTTTTATCACCAAACTTGAAGATATGCTTGCCGGGGTTGGCAGGTCTGATAATTACGAGACGAAGGTTATCGCCAACAACTGATGCGTCAGGTGGCAGTGAAATTGGGTTATCTTCTACGTAGTCACCACCAGAAACAATAAGGGTCTCCTTAACACCAGGAGTCGCCCATGCAAGTTGTGCTGCTTTCTTGATAGAACGAACTGGGTTTACGGCAGAACGACCATCGTTTAAGTCAGAACCAATAGTTTGTGAAACGTAAATACGACCACCAACGTCATTCGTTGCTAGGTTGAGGACGTATTCTGTAGTAGCAATCTTGTCTGATCTATCTCCTAGTAAAGGAGTAATAGAACGAGGGAATACCCCAGATGCACCAGTTTCTGAATATCCAAAATCATTTTCGTCAACTACACGAAAACCAATATGTTTGAAATTAACTTCACCATTTAGTGCTTCGCCATCCGTATGAACAGGTGCGCTAGATCCAGTTTGTCCTGAGTTTAATGCTTGATATACGTTCTGTCCAAAGTACCTGTACGCATTTTCCTGTAGAATAATATTCGAGGACCATAAAGTACCCGAATTATTAATATAAGTTTTTAGAGAGGGTGCTCTAAATGCTGCGTTTGGAGTAACGAAGTTGTCGATATCCAAGTTGAGGATTCTCGCCGTATCGGAAATGATAGACGTAGAGGTTCTAATAGCACCGTTGATGTCAAGTTCAAAATCAACAGTATCAAGTAATGCCTCAGCAGAAGCACCAACACCGCCACCAGCTTGAATGGTAACTGTAGGAGCTTGAGTATATCCACTGCCGGGATCATTGACAGCAATAGATACAACCTGACCATTAAAGATAAATGCAGAACCCTGTGCTTGGACTCCACCCCCACCAATAGGTGCCGATATTGTTATAATTGGTGGCGAAATATATCCAGAACCACCAGTTAAAATTTTAACATCATTAACTCTCTGCCCCGTTCTATTAATACCAACACGGGGTAAACCCGTATTAGCATCTAACTGCGTCCTTAGAATTTCTTTTTCTAATGAACCTGTACCGCCTCTAACAGTAAGTTCATTATCACCGACCAGCTTAGGTTTGGAACCCTGAAACTTTTCCTTATCGGAATTAATATGAATTGACATGTCGCAGTCTAACTCCCAGAACCTGTATTATCCTCAGTTGTATTTAGCATTCTCATGCCCACTCAAGTGTTGTAACTTGAGTTGATACTGCCCATTTAATAGTAGATGTTGTGCCTGCTCTAATAGTAGTATAAGAAAATCTATTAGTTGCTCCCACTGGAGTAATTGACCAAGTTTGACCCGCAGGAATATCATCTTTGATGATTGTTTCCATAGTTGACATTACAGTAACTGAACCTACTCCGTCGCAATACACCGCAGATTCTAATTTACTTGTGAAGATAACACCAGAAGCATTTACTGCAATAATATGTCCAGTAATAAAATTCATGGTGCTATTAGCAATAGGAATTTGTGCTCCTACGCCATCTAATTCTAGAGATGCTGTGTTGATACCTCTTAAAATATATGTGGTAGTATTACTATCTGCATAGTTAGAGTTTTTAATTTCTAAAGTATTCAGATCTTTACCATTTCGACTTTCATCGACAATCACAGTTTTTCCGATAGAAAAACCACCTGCGGAATCAAATTTTTCGATTGTAGTTGCCATTTTAGTTCTTGGTAATTGTGGATGAGAAAGTAATAACTACGGTATTTGTAGTAGGAACATCAGCTCCTAATGTAATATTTAACCTTGCTTCATTTCCAGAAGTAAATTCAAACTCTGGAACAATCAATTGGTATCCAGTTCTTAAGTTTCCATACTCTGTATGGAATATATCTGTACCATCATCTGTTACACCAAATTCAATAAATTCTTTAGAACCATCTGCTTGATTTTCTGCCACTACAACTACCTTTGCTCCTTTAGCAACAGTTGTATCATATATGTTGGAACCACCATTATTCGCAGAACCTTTAATCAAAGTTACTTTCTCAGATGAAATTTTAATATCTGCAAGTTCAAATTCTTTAAGATCTCCATCAAAGACCTTAACTCCATTATAGTTACCAGTGCCAAAACCAGTGTTTAGATATACATCACCTTGATCATCCAATCTAAGAATAGGATCTACATAGATGCCTGTGGAAACACCAAGATCAAAATATGGTTTTGAAGTATGTAGGAATGTCCTAGTTGTATCAGTATTATCAAATGTAGTTTCTGCATTATTAAATGTCATTAAGTTTGCAGTAATCTCAAACTGATTGCTTGATTGCGATCTGATTGTATCTACGGTATAGAAATCAAGTGCTGACGTGGTGAGTTGTAATGAGTTGTTTCCATCATTGTAGAAGTATAAAATATTTTCATTAGCACCAGGAACGGTTTCCGGAATAATATAAGTGTTTTGATCAACGTCTTTGACACCACCAAGAGAACCCCAGTTGGTTCCATCATAACCTTCATATGTTAGATTGGTTGTATTGTATCTAATAGAACCTTGCTCTGCTGTTCCTCTTTCGCCAGTAGATCCATTTGGAATTACAAGAGATGTTGCTGCATCAATAATAACTTTTTTGCCAGAGTTAGGTCTTAGAAGTAGATCACTAACATCAGTTGATACTACATTATCTGCTAATCTTAAATCGCCATTAATACTTAATGGCAAATCACCTAGAGGTCCAATTCTCAGTTCTTCAATATCCTCAAATGTTAGAGGAGCAACTGCGATTTGAGAGTATTCTAGTTGTGCAGAACCATTAGGTAGAGTGCCACTTGTATGTGTTGGTTCACTACCACTTGTAGCAGTAGTACCAGCTCCACCACTAGGAACAAGATAAAGGTTATTCTTATACTTGAGATATTGCCCTTCCGTTACAGGAACGTTTGCTGCCCACTCTGTATATGCAGGAGCAGTCACATTCACAGAACGCATCTTCTTCATGTTGACAAATTCAAGATGATTTGGAGTGAACCTAACCGTATTAATATTGTCGTTAATAAACCATAAAGTATTGTCGTTATTACCTACACTCTCTTCCGCTAAGATAAATGTATTTCCATCTAGATCTCTAACACCACCTAATGACGCCCATGAAGAAGTTTGTGAACTATAACCTTCGTATTGATTTGTGTCTGTGTTAAATCTAATACAACCATCTTTTACGATACCAGCAACAGGTCTTTCTGATGTATTACCAGATGGAACAGCAATAGCAGTATTAGTTAAAACATCCGCAATTCTACCTGTATCAGGAACAAACTTAACATCAAATCCACCAAGTGATCTGAACGAATTATCAACATTTTCAATTTTTAAGTAATCACCAATTCTTACTTCACTACCCTTGAGGATATTAGTAACAGTAAGATCACCTGTTGTTGCCGCAAACTGAACCTTAGAACCTACGTTTAATGTAGCAGCAGTAACATTAACAATTCCAGTTAGAGGATCATCTACAGCAATGTCGATATTTCCTGCTGCAGGACCAGAGAAATTACCACATGTAATTGCTGTAGATGTTAGTAATGTACTAATAGTCGCATTAGCAATCACAGCTTCAGTCGCTTCTGCTAATGGTGTTGTAAGTTTTTGAACTTCAAAGAAACCATCTTGTACAGTTCCTTTTACAACTTCCTCTACAATAACATCAGTTACAGATAATGAGAATCCACTACCAAATGTCTTAGGATTATTTGTGCTAACTGTAATTTGTGCTTCATCGTTATCATCGCCACCTTCGTTTTGGTGATCAATATTTTCTGTAGAACAGAAATAATAAAGAGTAGGTGTTGTATCTGAAACTTTAATTGTTACATTTGTACCATCAACAGTAACACCATCCGTATATTGTGCACCAAAGATATTGATAACAACTTCACCTGGTGTAGTTGGATTTGAACTCAGTGTCAATTGAGTCGCACTATCTACAGATACAACAGTTGTATTATCTCCAAGAATACCATCTCCAGATACTTTTTGTACAACCATACCAGCAGTAATTCCACTGGTTGAAGTGATGGTAATAATTTTACTAGTAGTTTCTAAAGTAGTACTAAGGTTTTCTCTCCTACTAGGTGCCCAAATACCATCCCTAAATGTAGACAGAGCAAAATCATGACCGCCATTTGTTCCATCGCTAAGATCAAATACGTAACTGTTACCAGAATATACAGTCCAAGATGGAGTCATTGTTGCTCCATTACCATCATTTAAATCAACAAAGTAACGATACTCTGTTTCGGCAGTATCAGTCTCATATCCTACTGTTGGAGCACTTGCATTTACAAGAATGTCTCCTGCAGAAAAACCGAATCTATCTACTATAATGTAATCAATGTTACCAGCAGAAGTTGCCACTTTACGAACAACTACAGGATCACCAGCAGCATTGACAGAGTTAACTGTGATTGTCAGGTTATCGGCAGGTGTATTACCACCAATAGATGCGCCAGGAATTGTGATAGTATCATTATCTGCGTAGAAAGATCCTTCAGATCCTGTAGTAATTACGGCGGACAGAATAGCACCAGTGTTGTCTCTTTGTATATCAAAGGTAGCACCAACGCCATTTCCAGATGTTGCACTCTGTACTACCCCACTGTATACACCATCATTAGCAGCTGCTACAACCGTAGAAACTGTTACTGTAGATGCTAGAATTGATCCACCAGCATCTCCTACTGTATCTCCTACGCTAAATGTGGCAGCAGGAATTACATTACTTACAAAACTAATCTTATCAACTTCTAAGTTAGTAACTGCATATACTTCTGGTTGGACAAGATCAAACGGACTAACTTCTAAAGTATCTCCAATGGTATATCCATTACCACCTTCTACAATACTTACCTCACTAACAAAACCTAATGTGCCAACTGTATATTGGAATCCAGTACCACCACCATATTCTGGTTCAAAGTTGACAACCATTGTGCCAGCAACTGATGGATTAATAGAAATTTTTAACGTAGTTGCATTAATGATTTCATTAACTGTTGTGCCAGAAACAAGTTCACCGTTACCACTTACTTTGGTAATTTCCATTCCAACAACAATACCTGTCGTGGAAGCAACTGTTAAATTATCTAAATTTGAGTTGACAATTTTAAGATCTGCACTACCAGGGATAGTTGGTCCCTCTGACATAGTGAACTGTGTTCCACTATCAACACTAAGAACAGTTACACCACCAGGAATTTGTCCTGGGTTATTAATGTTTTGAACAATTTCAACACCATCACCAACTTCAATACCAGTAGTATCGGAAACTGTAATCTGAGGACTACCAGCATCAATTGTAGAAACACTAATAGCAAGATCATTACCACCAGATCCAGGTTGAACACCAGAAGTACCACCTAAGGTGTTACCCGCAATGTATAATGAATCTCCTGGTAAGTAACCAGTACCAGCTGTTACAATGGTTACAGATTCATAGAAAGAATTACCACCACCTTCCGAGATAACAACATCAACAATTAATCCACTACCACCACTAGTGATATTTTGTACGGCAATACTATTATATGTTCTAGCACTACCAAAAGCATTACCTGTAAACTGAATTGCGGTAACACCTGCTGTAGATGTGAAGGTAATACCACTAAAGGTCAATTCTCCTCTAGCATAAGTGTTGACATTACTAACTGCACTTGCTAATGTAAGAATATCTCCAGTTTGATATCCATTACCAAAATCAGCGATCTGATCTAATGCTGAAATAGCACCAAAATTACCACCAAGAGTAATCTGCATACCAGAACCTAATGATCCTGCATTGGCAGTGTCTACATCATATAAATCTGCTGCAGCAACAGAGATGACATCTCCTGCTTGGTAAAGACCATTTCCTGGAGCATTGACTATAAATTCTGTGACACTACCACCAACAGTTTCGATTTCCATTTGGAATCCACTTTGTTGTGGATTTGGATCTGAGTGAGTAATAGCACCACCCATTAATGGGTGAACAGCACATCCATAATAAACAACAGCATTTGCTGGGTTTGCTGGTACTGCATATGTAATACTTCTAGTAGTAGCACCAAAATAACCTGAAACAAATCCTGATCCAGTTACTGTAACTCCATCTAGAACATATGTAAAACCATCAGCAGCATCTAAAATAGTGTTCGCATCATCTTGTGTAGATGAAAAGAACATTGGGTGTGAACCATTTGTTGGATCAACAACTTCAAAAATATAAGTTTTACCTTTTAATAGATTAAAATCTCCTCCTTCAAATCCATCAAGGAAATATTTGTTACCTAAAGAAGATTTAACTACAAATGTTTGTGTTCCTGCAAGAGGAATAGTTCCTGTTACAACATCCCCTGCAGTGTACTGAGATGTAACAGATACGAATTCGCTGCTATCAACTCCACCAACAGGTTGTACACCACCATTTTGAACACTGAGATTCATCAGCATTCCTGTTCCATTACCACCCGTCATTGGGATGCTCTTAAACACCCCGTTTGGATAGTTAGTTCCGCCAGTTACTGTGGCAGCAAACGCACTAATTGTGACATCAGCAGTCATCTGCTGACCACTACCACCAATTACTGCTAAGTTTGTATATGAACCAGTGGCATAGTTAATACCACCATTAGTAATAGCACCAGCAATTTCATCAACTGTGAAGTCGATAAGAGCACCAGTACCAGATCCGTTACTAAGAACTGGAATATTTAAATAAACTCCTGGTACATATGCGGAACCAGTAGATGTAACAGATCCACCAAATCCATCCACTTCGATACCAACAGTAGCAGAATCACCAGTACCACCAATTACTGCAATTCCCGAATAAGATCCAGCGTCATAATTACTACCAGTATTTAAAACAGCGATGCCGGTAGTATCGAGACTATTTTTCTCAATTACAAAATCTCTGTAATACTTAACGTTTGCCGCTGACAGATCTGATAATTTTTTACTGTTACTGGCAAATCCTAATACACCTGCCCCATTTCTATAGATGCCTAACGCAGCATCATTTACAAATGCCAAACTCGGAATAGATACTGAACCATCACCTAATTTTAAATTTCCTGTAGATAGATCAGATCCACCTGCAGTAACGTTAAAAATTTGAGCAGCGACTTCATTAATTTTTACCCTTTGTTTTTCAAAGGTATCAGTTCTAGCGACATTAATTGCTGGCATTTCTTACTAACTCTCTAAGTAGGGATTTGATTTCAGAGATTTCATCCTTCAACATATTTATGTCTTCTAACGCGGAACCAAGGTGTTTTGATTTGCGTCTAGATTCTATAGCAGAATTGTCGAAATTGATGATAGCACCTGTGGTCTCGTCTCTAACGAGACCATCATGACCCTCTACTTTAATGTAACTCATATGCGGAAATTAGAATGCTGCTACTGCTCTGATGTCTTGAATTTTGGGAACAAATGCTGGATCAACTCCCTTCATAACAATCTTAACAGCAAATGATGAGAACTCTGGGAGATCAGACACACTATAAGTAATGTCTTGATACGAAGATTGTTTCTCTATAACAGAAGAAATTGTATTTTCTGCTGTAGCAATCTCTAGTGAATTTGGAGATCCATCTTCATTAAAGTATATCCAGTTAATGTCTTCAAAGTTTTCTTGACTCGAAGATTTTTTAAATTTATAAAGAACTTGAACATCATTAATGTCTTTAGAATTTAATGTTATATGAACATCAACAGCAGTTGCCGGATTATTAATTACAACTTCTTTTGTAACATATTTTGCCACAGCAGAACTGTTTTTGGAAGTGTTGTCCGAAACATATGTTATTCCATTAGCATAAGTAATTTCTTTAATTTCTAAGAATCTTGCTTCCTCATCTACTTGATTTGGATACTTAAGAAAGTCTCCTACTCTAAAGATATCAGAAAGTTGATCATTTACAACAGAATTTCTATTGTATATTACATTGTCAATAATTCTTCCTGTGAAGTCATCTGCTAATGGTTGTGTATCATTCCTTACTTCCAATTCTTGGGTTTTATTGTTCCAAATAACCGCAGTTCCGGTAATGATGTTATCATATGATTCTAAAATATTAGATGGATTTCTGGCAACCATAGTTGCCGCATCAGGAATATCAAGGAATACTTCAATTGGGTTGGTATCAATAGTAGCAGCTGGTACAATTACACCATTAAGAGTCTCAACTAACGTTGGCTGATTTCCTAATGTAACTCTTTCTCCTCTCTTAAAGAATTGACTTGTTTTAAGTCTCACATAAACTGTGGAACCATCAACTCTAGCAATAGTACCAACTGCTTTTGAAGTATATCCTTCGATAGCTTGGTTGTTTTGAATTTGACTACCGCTGGTATTTCCTATATTAAACTTATAGATTGGGTAGAACTTAATAACTTGATCTCTTCTTCCGTATCTGTCTTCTTGCCCAGTAGCAGATTCAATTCTATTAGATATAGTTTTGACACTTGCTGTGGAAAGATCAACTACAGGGGAAAGATATGAAACAGTAGATGAAAGAGACAACTTATACATTAATGAAGTAACATTGTTTAATGTCTCATTAATATCAGAAGCAATGAATTTTTGATTCGTGAAATAATGTGGTTCATTTAAAAATGTCTTTTCATAATCTGTCTGTGAGTATGATGTGTAATTATTAGTTGTTGAATCTACGGGAACAACATTTGTTGTTTTGATAGAAGAACTTAGTTTAGTTCCGGTAAATGATAAGTATTGAATTTGTGGATATAAAATTTCATATTTTCTGTTGTAAGTAGCATATACTACTTCACCACCACCTTCAATGTTTCCGGAAGCAGCAACATCTGATACAATATTGTAGGTATCAATTCCACTATTTGTAATCTGGAATAATTTGCTGTTTAAAACATCAGAAGTCACACCACCAGTCTCAACCGCTCCTTTGAAGAAAACATAAGAGGATCCAGAAGTTTCAAATCCATTATCTCTATGTGATACTTGAATGATGTTGTTGTTGTTTCGGAAGAGTCTTGAAGTCGCGTTTGTATTAGCTGTAGCATTAGTATTGAATGGATTCTTAGATAATAACTCATAACCTAAAGATTCATTTGTTAATACTAACTCTGCAGTTTTGGTGATATTAAATTCTGCTCTGTATAGAGTAAACTTGACATCCTCAAAATTATCTTCTGTCCAGTTGTCTACATTTTGTGATCTGTATACTGAACCAAGAGAAGGTTGTGTCGTAATAACAGTACTTGTAGAAACATCAACTTCCCCAAGTCTAGATACCCAAATTTCATAGTCAGTTGAGTCTGTTTCAATTGCCATGGCATACTCTGTGTCATTCTGTAGATATACAGGATGTTCAAATTCAAAATGTGTTGGGACAGTGGAATCTGTGAGACCACTCTGATCCACTGCTACACCCATTCTGACAGCCGGACTATCAATCTCTATCTCAGTCTCAATTATCGCTCCTCCAGCGCCGTTACCGATGCCTTTGATGACGACCGATGGTGGTTCTGTATATCCAAATCCGTTCAAACTAATTTCTGTATTATAAAGTTTGCCGTCAGATACTTCCACACTAGCAGTAGCAACAGATCCACCAGGAAGTTGTGGACTTTCAATAGTTAAAATTGCGTTAGTATAATTTTGACCTGTAGATGTAATTCTGATATTTGAAACTTTGCCACTATCTTTAGCAACAGTTAGAACTCCAAATTCTCCTTGTGTATTGTTTCTGAGAGTTACTGATGGAACTGAAAGTTGTTCGTTTTGATTAAACGAACGACCATTGTGGTTACTCAGAACAAGTGTATATACTTGCTCATTTGTTAGCAAGAACCTACCAGAAGAAGATGGAATTAAATCAACACCATTTTTATCAATAACCTTTTCAATTGGACCACTTGCGGCAGAAGTAGTTCCCGTTACGTTTTCGCCTTTGGTAATATAAACATTTCCATTTGCCGAGAATTTAATATACGTAAATGGAGATAGGATTTTTTCTGTTCCAGGAATAATATTTTTGCCTGGTTTGTCCGACTCTACATTGGTTAAGTATACTTTGACGGGAACCTTATTACTCTTTTTGTTGAAGTAAAGATCAATACCAGTAGTAAATACTCCACCATCATAGTTTTCAACTTTAAATGTTTGAGCAAGTGGATTTGGTCTTACAGGATTATCTGTATTACTATCGACAAATTGAACACCCTCGTTTGCTTTAAAGAAAGATGGTTTGGTTGAGATAATACTAACAGGATTTTCTGGTAAAATGCCTGTAGCATAATACTTAACTTCAGCATATGTAGACACTGTTAGTTTATCAGCATCGCTATCGCTTGAAGTAAACCTGAAAGTCTTAACTCCAGATGTAATTCTTACTTCTTCGGAATCTGTATCATAATCAACAGTATCAACATCGCCACCCCATGTAGCATTTTGTCTAGGAGCAAAACCTGCAGGTAATAAGATCAGTCCACTAGCGTTGCCATCATTGTCTGTAGTTATAGTGCCGTTAAAAGCTGATAGTGAATTACCAGCAACACCAGTAAATTTGAGATCTGGATTTACCCAACGACTAACATCTCGACCTTCTAAGAAGACTGAGATATTAGTATTTGGTTTTAGTCTACTAATTACAAACTTAACTGGTTGACTTCTAGCAAAGAATTGTAGTGAAGTAGATACAGAATTGCCTCTAACGATAGAAGATTGTACTCCTTTAGCAATATCATTATTTTGTGGACTGATATTTGAGGAACTTGAAACAGAAGCTTTACTTACAGAAGACTGGGATTCTAAGGAATTGATTTGTCCTAGAGAATTGATAGATGTAAATGATGGAGAAGATCCAACCCAGTTTATGATAAAGGAATTATGTAAACTTGAAAAACTTTCTCTTACATCTTGCTTAGCAAGAAAAATCTTATATAGATCAGTATTTGTATCTACTACAAGAGGTTCTGTGGATTGATCATACCATTGATCGATACTTGGTGATATAGAAGCATCGCCAACATATTGTAAAACAACAAATGGATTTGGGTTTAATGTTTTTGAAGCAAAACTATTACCTAATAGATTTAAACTAGTGTAAGGTAGAGTGATAATGTTGCCAGATTTTTTATATCCAGAAACAAATCTTTGATCTTCCCTAGTATTGAGTTCTTCTAAGAATAGAGAATCTTCTTTAGATTGGGGACGTAAAACTGATTGCTGAGAATCAACTGCACATTGGTAATCAAGAGATACTAGATTTCCAGATCTATGGGATTCAAAATTATCAACTAAGAAACCTGATTTGAATCTATCCAAACCAATTTCGTCTTTGATCTGCATGTTTAAAGCTTGTTGCTCTAGGATGCTGAGTGTAGTGTAATACTCTAAACGTTCGATACGCTTCTCTAGTTTGCCGATATCACGCATCGTGTAACGGCGATTATCGACTGATGTAATTCTTACATCTTTGCTGGTTTGAGTAAACGCAGGAATATAAGCATAGAATAAAGCAATCGCATCATCAATAGGATCTGGTTTAGTTGGATTTAATGAAGAGTTTCCTTCCTTAACGATAAAGTTTCCATTTTTATTCAAGAAAACTCCATCAATTCTATCAAGATATTGTACTTGACTAAAAGAGATTGTGTACTCTAGTCCAAGATCTGGTGCTGGTGTAGCAGCAATTACAGATCCTACTCCGGCAAATTTACCTACACTATCTGCCAAAGAAGATTGATCTTGGAAACCAGCGATAGTTGATGCAGAATCAACCTTAGGTCTAAAGTCTAACAAATTTTTTAAATTTACAATTCCATAGACAGAAGAATTGAATGAGGGAATGAGGTCTTCGGTTACACCCGCTTCATGAATATAACTATCAATTGTACAGAAGTCTCCCTGAGACTGTTCAAAGTAATCAAAAGCAATTACAAGTTGACCTGTAGTTTGTTCTTTTCCAGGTTTTAATACAATACGAGAAACATCATATATGGTATCTCTTTGTCCATTATCAAACGTAAATCTATCTGTTACATCTATTCCAGAAATTAACTGTCCTGAAGTATCAACAGTTGGTGGTTGTGTTGCGCTACCTTCATAGACATATTTCAGTTTATAAGCATCTGAATATGAAATAGTTTCAACAACATCACTATCGTAATTAGTTCCTCTAAATGGGATTACACGATCTCCAGAAGAAGTAACAACAATTCTT